CGTGGTGGTGCCAGCGCCGTAGGTGTAAACCAGCCCGCCGTTGAGCGGCACGCCGTTGTTGTCAAAGAACTGAGCGCCTGCGCCCGCGTACAAGGAAAGGCTGATCGCCATGATGCCCTCTTACTGTTGAATCTGAGTGACGGTCAGCAGCACCGCTGCGGCTGACGGAGCATACGCAGTCGCAGGCGCCGCCGACAGCGACAGCGCGGTGTCCGACACCGCCCACATCAGTTCAAGATAGTCGTTAGCCTGCAAAGAGAAAAACTCCGACACGCTGATTGCAACATACCCGCCGTTGCTGTCAAGCGAAACAATGGCGGTGCTGTTGGTGTAGTTTGTCGTGCCGTTTCTGCGAAACCAAACCCGCGCGTTTTTGGATGATGCGTTGGTTGATGTGAACTGATACCGGACTGTAAATTGATACAGCCCTGACTGCGGCACTTTGATCTGCGTGGTCGGGCTGCCTTGCAACACCACACCTTCAGAGATCTCTGTCGTGTCCAGCGAAATCGCGTAAGCCGTGTTGATGACCGCTGCGGTCAAGTTGCTGGTGCGCGTGAACTCGCCGTAGTATTTCTGCTGCTCAATCGTAGGCCGCACAAAAATGACCCCCGCCGTAGCGCTCTTGACCAGCACGGCGGCCATAGGGATCACGTTGTCAGGCGCGGTTGGCTTGACGTTGGTGAACGCCCCGGCCACTGTCGGGCTGGCGTACAGAATGTCCCCGACGTTGAACGCGCTAGTGTCGATGCCGCTGACCTCGCCCCACACGCAGCACAAGCCCGTAGACCCATTATCGGGAATGTCCTCGGCCAAGACGCCTAAGATATACAGCGTCGGCGCACTGCCGTCGGCAAGATACGGTGCAACTGACAGCACGTTGTTGGAGCCTACGCCCGCAAAACCCACCACCGTGCCCTTGGCCATCGTGAACCCGGTGGAGTTCTGCACGATGGTGTATTGACGCAGCGCGGAATTCTCAACCGAAGATTCCAGCAACTGAAAGAAGCGAAACCAAGCGCGTGTGGTCAGCGCCCCCGCGTCTACCAGCGGGTCACGTGAGGCCGGTACGCGAGGGGCCAACTGCATGTCAGGCGCTCGTTGGAGACATCAGCACCTCGGCGCCCATGATGGCGATTTTCACCGGGTCCGTACCGCTGATCTCGTACACGCGGTCGCGCAGCTTGAGCGTTATGCCAAGGCGCCGCCAGAACACGCGGTGGTAATACTCGCCGATCTTGCCCATGCGGGACCAGTGCTCGTTAGACCAGGTGTGACCGCCATCGTCGCTCCAGCGCAGCATGACCTTGGGATCAGCCCCCAGCACCGTGCCGGCGTTGATAGACGCGATGTAGTCGCCGTTTTCCAACAGCAAATAGTCGCCATCTTCAAGCAGCAGCAGGAACGTCTCAGAGTCCAACACGCCGACGCCCGCCTCGCAGTCAAGCTGCAGCGTGTGGTGCGCCGTGCGGCGCAGGTCGTTCTGGCCGGTCGGCAGCGCCCGCCACGACCGCAACCAACGCTGGATGGCGTTGTTGTCGCTGTAGATCTCGGGGTCGAAGGCGTACACAAGACCGTTGAGCCAATCGCCGACCAAGATCTCGTTGTTAAAGTTGGCTTGGCAGTTGCTGCGGTGCCGCACAAACTTCACGCCGTCCCACCCCGCACGCTCATGCCACGCGCCGGTTGTGGCGTCATAGCACCACGTTGCGTTGGCGGTAGGGAACGTGAGGATGTAGAACAGGTGGCCGTCCTGCTGGTACGAGTACCCGATGGCGTCGTTGATGACGTCGTACTGCTGGATCTGCCACTCGATAGCGTGCGTGCTGATGCGCTGGGCGTTGTAGCCGTTGTTGCGGTAGACGATGCCGTTGCCGCGTATGTCAGACCCCAGCCAGAACACCGAGTTGTCCAGCTTGGCCACGCTGTACGGCGCCGCGCAACCAACTTCCATGAACGCGCCTGCGATGCGGGCAAGCGGAAAGTCAGCTAGGCCAGCGTTGTACCAAACCTCAATCGTGTTGGTGCCAAACAGCCACACCTCGCGGTGGTTGACGTTCAGCGCCACCACATCGTCCGGGTTACCCTCGGCGCTGGCGAAGTCCAGCGGGTCAATCTGCGTGCCGTCGTTGAGCGACGTCACCCAGAACCGCTGGCTGTTGGGCTGGTTGAAGACGAAGTAACCGTCGAGGTAGCCGACAGTCACGGCGCCGGGGAAGTCAGGGTCCGTGATCTGGCCAAAGACGCCCGTGTTGGCGTTGTAGATGAACGCGCTGGGGTTGCAGGCGATGAACAACTGTTCGCCGTTGTCCACCATGCTGACCGGCCCGCTGCCGTCGATGTAACCTAAAAACGACGTGTTGTAGTTGCCGTCAACCCTGTACAACTCGCCGCCAGATGCAACGTACAGGTAGTCGCCAAATTTCCACAGCCCCCGAATAGGCCCGCCGCCGACTTCAGCAACAAACCGCAGGCCAGCACACCGCTGCAAAAACGCCGGTTCCTTGCCACCTTCCAGCACAACTTCCGGAAACAGGTTCACCATGCGGCTGTCCGCAGCGTTGACGCTGCGGGCCACATAGCTGGAGCCGAGGATCGGCGTTTTCATCAGTAGTTGCCGGCGTACACGTTGAACCGCTGGCGAGTAGCCACCAGCGAGTACGGCAGGCTCATGATGTCGTCCGGGTTATTGATGCGCTTCAGGTTGCGCTTGGACGTCATGGCGATCCGCACAACCTGCGGCGGGGGCTGCACGCCAAACTCAGGCGCGATCTCCATCGCCAAGTTGTAGACAAACGCTCGCAGGTAGCCTGGCGGAAACGACAGCACCGTAGACAGTGTGGCTGGCTGCGACAGCTCCTCCACCGATATGAAATGCCACTCCAGCAGCCGCGTGGGCACCGGGTAGATGTACATCTCAATGTTGGGGTAGGTCATGTTGACCCACAGCACCTGCGGGTACGTTGACGTCACGGTCTTGACCGCAATGCCGTTGTATTGCTGCTGGTTGATCAGCTTGATGCCAAAGCTGACGTTTGTGCTGGGGTCGCGGAAATACGTCGAGTCGTCCAGCAGAATGGGCCGGTTGCCCACAAAGTCGCCCATAGGCCCGAGCGTGCGGCTAAGCACACTGGCAGGCCAGTTAAACACTTGATCCTGCGTCGAGAACACAGACAACCGCTCAGTGTTCCACGACTCAATCATTTGGTTCAGCGCCGTCAGCGAGTCCTGCATGACGGCGGCAGAAGACGTCTCGCCCTCTGCCAAAACGCCCAGCAGACGCAAGGCGCGTTGAATCTGATCACCCGCTGTGGTGGACATGAACAACCTCCCTACGGCGGCGAGGGCGCTCGGTCAAAGCGTTGACCGCAAGCACCGGTTCGACATCATCGTCTTGCCCCGGAGTATACCGCGCCCACCCGTTGCGTTCGTCGGCTTCGGCCTCCATTTCCAGCGTCGCCACTTTGGCGCCGTGAAGCGGGTGCGTGAGGTAAATGACAGTCATAGAAGAAGGGGGCCGTAGCCCCCTTTGGATTACGAAGCCATCACAACCCAGTCGGTGCCATCGCACACCAACATGGCCCAAGTACCTGCGGTGCCGGCAAGGATTGCCGTACCGGCGGTATTGGAGTTGATCGGCTTGACGTTGGACGACGCGGACACAACAGTCTGCGCAGCAATCGTCTTGATCCACACCACGCGGCCTGCATTCGCGGCGGCGGAAGGGAACGTGACGGTGATGCTGCCTGCGCCGTTGCAAACAACAAAGTTCTCCACGTCAGCCAGCGTGAACGAAGCCGTCTTGATGACGGGCGCGTTCAAGTCCAGTTGCGTGCCGTTAAGCACGCCCGTAACCGAAACCGAAGCGCCAGTGATGGCGCCGGTAACGGCAACACTTTCAAACTCGGGGTCGCTGTACGCGACACCGACAGCCTTGGTATTAGGCATCATTGACCCTTTCAAAAATGCGCGGCCCGAAGGCCGCGCTGTGCGTCAGGCCACGCGGTACAGCGTCCAAGCGCCCGCAGCGCTCTTGCGAGCAACCATCATCGCGCCGGAAGAGATGGGGACAACCATTGTCAGCGAACCGGTGATCGTCCAACCCGTGTTGGTCGTAACAGTAGCGGTGCCGCTGCCCGTGCCAAGGTTGATCACGCGGAAAGTAAACGAGGTGCCTACCTTGTCCGAGTTGATCAGCACGTTTTCCAGATCCGCCACAGTCGGCAGCGTGTACGCCACGTTAGCGGAAATACCGCTGTTGACGAAAATCAGGCCGTTCAAAATTTGAGCGGGGGTGAAAGTCGTCGTGGTAGTAGCTGTGACCGGATCGGGAATCGCGTCGATCAGAGGTTCGTTGAGGTTGCCGTCGCCGACTTGATAGCCGCCGCCACCATTAGGGAGTGCCATGATTGAGTTTCCTTTCAGTGTTCAGTTGTAAGACTGGGGGCCGTAGCCCCCATTGTCATCAGCCCCAGAGACGGCAGGCCATCTGCGGACGAATGGTGCTGTAGCCGTACAGCACGTCGATCCGGCAAGGCATACGGTCGTTGTTGATGTCGTACTGACGCACAACACGCAGGCTGATGCCATTGTGAACGGCACGGCTGGCCATGTCCACGCCTTGCGGCAGGAGCAGGTCGGCGGTGGCGAACGTGATGGCATCCTTGTGGTACACCAAGTTCTGAGCGTACTGCGTAGATGCAGCACCCACGAACACCACAGCCTTGCTGTTGCCAGGCAGGCTGTTTACGGTGGCCAGCGCGTGGTTGGCCGAGTACATCGGAGCCACGGTCACGGTGACAGCGGTGCCGCTGGCAGTGACATCGGTCAAAGACACGAACTGGAACAGCGAGCCGGTGGACTCACGGGTCTGCGGGTTCACCGCAAAGCAGTCAGCCACGGTGAACACGTCACCAGCGCGGATGGTGGCACCAGACGCCACGGTCAGCGCGATGGAGGTCGCGCCTTCAGCGGTAACCGCTGCAGAGGTGGTGTTGCCCGTTGCGCCGCGAGTGCCGGTCGTGAACTGCTTGATCGACTGAGACATATTGATCTCGTCGAAACCCAGCACGCCAGTGCCCATCATGCCGTTCTTGAACTGCTTGCTGATGGTGTCGGTCGGGTTGAACAAGCCCTTCATGCCTTCCACCAGACCGGCGTTAGCAGCCGGGTTGACGGTAGCGTAGCGGGGCGACATCACAGCGGCGTTCTCGTTGAGCTTCTGCTGAGCTTGCAGCAGAACCAGCGAGGTGGCC